AACTCAGTAACATAGTATTCTTCATCCTTTACAGGATTGTAATGCCAGCCGGGTAACTGATCTAGGTCTTTGTCTACATGAACTATCCAGTAGTTACCCTCAGTAGATGCAATACCTACAGCATCATCAGCTTCCTCACCGTCTGACATCTTAGCACCTAACTTCATGAGGTGATTACGAAGGGCATCGTAGTGCTTAGGCTTAGCTGCATCTTTACGATTCCCTTTGTAAGGAACTGTGGTAGCTACTTCGAATCTAAAGTTAGTCTTACCTGTAATCCAAGCTCTGTAGTCATCACACTTCAAGCGCATATAGATTATGTCGGTAAACCACTCTGTGAGTCGATTTAGTGCCCACCGTTCCTCTTCGTCCTCATTGGAGAAGCCAACCTTGTATACTAGCTAAAGGAAATCAGCATCTACAATAGCTTCTAGCGGTCGATCTAATTTCATTTTTCACCTCCTTCAAAGTGCCTAATACGATGACAATTTGCACAGAGAAGAACACACTTTGATAGTTCTTTCTCTACGAATTCAAAATCTTTTCTACGAAGAATGTTTCCAAGATTGAATTCTTTTTCACTGGGATCTAAATGATGAAAATCATAAACAGAAGTAGGAAATACACCTTTACAATCAACACATTCACCACCTAAATAGTCAATGGCTTTTTGTTTCTTTTCAAGGCCATGTTTTGCTACTTTATTGTTTCTTTTATTTAACCATTCAGGACTTGTTTTGGCTTTGTTGTAGTATGCTCTTGATTTTTCATTAGCGCATTTCTTACAAACACCCCCTTTAGATGAAAATGACTCAATAGATAATATGTTTGTACATTGAGAACAATATTTAAAGCCTTGTGGAACTTCTTTTCCGTCCACTAGGAACACATACTCAAGTATCTTACCTTTATTATCTCTTTTAGTTACTTTTCGCTCTGTTTTCATATTACCTCCAATAAATATAAAATATACTAGTATTCTACACTATTGGAGATAATTTGTCAAGTTTTATTTAACTTATTTTAGAGGATGTCATCAGCTTCTTCAGCCTCAGGAGCACCTTCAGGTGAGTACACCTTCAACTCAGTGATCACCAGCTTCTTGATAGAAGGTGCAGCACCAAACTTAGATGACATCTTGTGACGGTATGAGGACACCAGTGCATAGCACTTAGTACCGTTACCAATCTTAGCAATGTCTACAGGGTTACCCTCTTCATCGACAGGCTCAAACAAGAACTTAGACTTACCAACAATGTACTTACCCATTGTGTCTTTATCTTTCAACTTGATACCAAGCTCTTCCAACTTAGTACAGGCTGCATCACTCAACTGTCCCAATGTGCACTCATACTTATCGTTAGCCTCGTTGAACTTCTTGTTGTACTCTTTCATCCAGTTAGACCAGTACAGTTCACCAGCGACTTTTACGGGTTTGATGCTATCAATACTCATTTCATTTTCCTTTAGGGTTTAGTTAAGTTTACTCAGCGACAGGTGTCACTTCTTGTTGTTGCTTGTCTTGCTCTTGGAACTGCTCTACCAACTTCTGATACACCGGCAGTGCGCCTGTTTCAGTAGGTAGTTGACCAATCACTCGAACAATGAAAGCAGCTTCATTAGGTTCAACGTTAAATACCATTATAGTCCTCTTTAGTGTAGCTCTTTAGATTCTGGGTGAGCCATGATACCCATAGCTAGATCTTCTAAGTATACCAATGCTGAAGCCAGCACAGTATATACCTCTTCAAGATCTAGATCCTCACCTATCTTAATCTTGAAAGTTTCCCCTTCAACATTAAACAGGATCTGATTCTTTTGTACGTTAGTGACAGTCATACCAATTCTTTCCAGTCTTAAACTCAGCTCCTACAGGGCATCTAAACTTTAGAATTTCACCTGCCTCAGCTGCTGCTTTAACTACAATCTCACCTACTATTGTACCATACTTTTCAGGAACTTCAATTTGGACTTCGTCGTGAACCCACGCTACGAGCTTAAATGGTATCTTTTTTGCATTGAGTTCCTTGTGAAAGCACACAATCCACTGCTTAGCAATAATCGCTCCTGCCGACTGCAAGAGTGTATTAAGTGCGCTATGCTCAGATCTAATCTGTAACTTACGTCCGTCAAGACCCGGTATCCAGCCTTTTGCAGCGAATTTAGATACTTTCTTCTTAAGCGCAGCGTATGCTGGGACGTTACGTTGAAAATTATCAATAATCTTTTTCCCCTGCTTTTCTGAACCACCAATAATTGTACCAACCTTACCCGGTGAAGCACCGTAGAGTGTGGCATAGAGGACAGTCTTGGCAAGATCTCTCGTAGCGACTCCAAATGCGTTCTGATTTCTCGTGTGGACATCTCCATTTACAACCTCATTTGAATATTCAGGATCATTAAGATAGTGAGCAAAGCAACGCAACTCAATACCAGACAAGTCTGTACCAACAAGTACATTACCTTCCTCAACAGCCCAACAACTTCTACATTCTTTACCATATGCTGACCTCGTAGCAGGTATTTGAGCCATATTAGGTGAGCTATGGGTAGCTCTTCCAGACACAGCTCCATTAGTGATAACCTTACCGTGAACTCTACCGTCCTTACCTACAGCTTCTAACCAGCTTTCAATCTGAGCTACTCGCTTCTGTAGCATAAGATATTCAGCAATCATCTGAGCCTCAGGAATCTTAGTGACACTAGCCAGTACTGTCTCATCGACAATAGGTTGACCTTTATCTGTAAAGTCCTTTGGCTTCCAACCTAACTCCATCAGCTTTTCTCCGATCTGCTTTCTACTTCCGGGATTGAAAGTATCAACGGAATCTTTGATGGGCTTTCCACTTGTTTTGTGGAACCTTGGAGTGATGACTGGAGGCCATCGCTCTTGCATCTGTTCATATATTCCTGCCATCTTTCCTTTGATGTCAGCAAGTAAACAGGTTGCGAAGGGTAAGTCAAGTTTGAAGCCATTACGTTCCTGTTCTGAAATGATTGCAGCTACCTTATGTTCAAGATCAAGGCTTTCTTGTGAAAAGTCTTTCTTAGTGAATTCATCAGTAAGATGCTTATAAAGATTACAAGTGACCTCAACATCCCTAATGCAATAATACTCCAGAAGAGCCATATGAGGAACGTTAAAGCACTCACCTTTGTACTCCTCTTGTCTGTCCATTAACCATTGCCATATACCTTTGTAGTCAACCTTCTTGATCCCGCCCAGTCTCTCTCCCCAAGCGTCTAAGCTGTGTCCGTTCTCTATTGAGGGATTTAACAACCTGCTTGCTATCAACGTATCGTACACTTGGCTCAAGCGAATCTTCGTATTCCAGAGCTTGTTCAATATCGGAAAATCGAAGCTTATTCCGTTCTGAGCGACTATCAACGTAGTGTCCTTTAAATACTCCACGAGGCTGTTTGCTGCTTTCCATACGTTAACTTCTCCAGTGTCAATATCCTTAGTGACTACCATCCAGATCGTGTTGTGATCTAATGTTGTCTCGATGTCTAACACAATACGCTTCATATTCAGCTTTCAAGTCTTCATAGTGATGGATGAGTAATTGATACTTATCTTGAAGTTCATAGTACTTCGTTTCCAAGTCAAGCATTCTACCTGCTATCTTATCTAAGTCAATCATTTTTTCATTCCTCTAATAATTTCAGCAGGTTCATTTGGTTCATAAAAACCATTACCATTGTTACGCCTATCAAACTCTTTGGCAACCTCTTCTAAGACTTGATTACGCTGAGATACAGAGACAAACACTTCAAAGTGATATGGCTGTCCTATGTCTTTTAGGATTTGCTTTCCAAGGTTGCTGTGCTTTTCCACATCGTTGAAGGCTTCTTCTTCCTCGTTTGTCCATTCAGTCATTTTTGCTCCTCGTAAGGTACACGCTTAAACACTGCTGGTAACGATTCGCCAAGCATTTCAAGCCAACATAACTGACACCAGCGACCTTCATAACCTTTTACAGTACTTGAAATTACATGGTTATGCTCTCCATGTTTAGGGCAAGTTACTACCCAAGTTTCGTATGAACTGAGAAAATTTGTTTCAATCATAGTTTTTCTCCTTGAGTTTGGCTTCTATGGCTTGTCTGACTTCAGGCCAAATAATTCGATCAGTTTCGTTGGCAACATCTCGCCAATCCTCATCCGTCAGACTTTGCCATGTGCGCTTATGTGGCTCCGCCACGGGTGGTTGGGTGGTGTAAAGGGGTTGACGACCAATTCCTGTCAATCTATACGCAGTGCCACAATTAAGGTTTTCAAGGTGTTGCCAAAACTCTGGGTAAACCCACGCCACAGGCTCATCTTTCGCTTTTTGCTGTGGTGGGGTGTTGGCATACGGATTTTCACGGGCTGGCTCTACCTTTGCGTTAAACCCTGCAATACCAATGTTTGCTTCACTGGTACGCTCGTCAGCGATACCCATTCGATAACCTTCAGCCCACGCTAACGCCACAGGCTCATCCTTATCGACACTACGTGTCTGCGCTTCTCCACTAAGTGCGGATTTAATGGCGGTGACGGCTTCCATGCCCTTCAATTGCGCTTGTCGGGCGGGAGTCCATTCATCAAGTAGGACAGTCAACGCCTCCAATGCAATGCGTAATGCTTCGTCTTTATCATTCATGATGTCTGTTTCCCTCTATAGTTCAACTCAGTACATTCATACACAGGAGCTTCCTTCCAGTTAGGGCGATATGTACTCTTAATAACTGTTCCAACCTTTACAGTCTCTACACCTTCCTTTTTCTTAGCTCTGTAAGCTCTTTTGTGCATAGCTTTCTTGTCTTTGTTCTTCAAAGCCCATTCACGATCTCTAAGCCTACGCTGCTCAGCTCTTTGAGCAATAACTTCAGGAGCAACTTTAAGATCAATCATCCGTTGCATCCACTTAGGAATAGCTTTACTGTTGTTCATTTTGCAGAAGCCTCCAACGTTACACTCAAGTACAGTCCTACATTACCTAAAGCATAGCCTACAAAGGCAACACCTAAGCCTACATTACCTTTAATAAGTAAGTCAATAGCTACAACAGTGTAGATGATACCTACTAAAGCGATTAACCATGCACTCATTTCTGTTGTTCCTTTTCTTCAAGTTTATCAACCTGTTTATCAAACTCTAAATCACGTTCTTTGTCGCCTTTATCACGACCGAAGATAGCATCCCATCGAGAGTCATACTCCTGCTGAGTCACACTATAAGGCCGAGGGGAGCTGCCTTTGCCAGCGGAGCGTACACCGTCTGATTTGCTCATAATGTATCCTTTAAATATTTAATAGCTGATTCAAGAAGCTTAACATCATCATTAAGTTTTCCAATACCAGTATTGCAGTTTTCACATAAAAGTCCTCGAACTTTTCCTGTTTCATGGCAGTGATCTACACAAAGTTCAAAACCTTCAGCACCCTTTGAAAAAACAGCAGAAGTATGTTTAGTACAAATAGCGCAGCAACCTTTTTGGTCTTCATACATCTTACGATAAATTTCTTCTGTAATACCATACCTTTTTTGAAGATTATTATTTCTTCCATTTTTTGCCCACCATTGTTTATGATAAGCTTTTTGTTTTTCTTTTTTATCTATCATAAAGATTCTTCCTTCATTTCTATCAGACGATTTAAAGACTTATCAAAATACAAAGCACCAGCTGGCCCTGTTTCACCTGTAAAACGAGATTTTAACAAGCGAAGCTCAGTAGTGTTACGAACTATTTCATTGTCATCCTGCTGATCCCTTTGTAAACCAATAACAGCATCTGATAATTGACTAATTCCTTGAGTACCTCGAAGTGAAGACAGGCTAATCTCAGCACCATTCTCAAGTCCTTGGCCTTGCTGTCGTCTAGTGTGTGAAATACCAAACAAACCTACACCCGTCTCTTCAACAAAAGTACGAAGCTTAGTCAAAAGAATATCTAGACCTTTACGCTCATCTGTGTCCATTCCTGACAAGATCATTTGATAGTGGTCAAGAATAATCCACTGGCAGTTCTGACCTTTGACCATGTAACGTAGTCGGTTTAAAACGTTATCAATATCTAACGATCCGAAGTGGTTAAATAATACACAACGTCCTGTTCCCATAGTGCTGTCATAGCACCTCTTGAGTTCTTCTTCTGTGTATTCCACATGAGGCAAATGCAAGGGCTTACCGGCTTCAATAGACATAATCCCTAAGGCTGTACGCTCAGGAGATTCCTCTAAGAAAGCCATACCGATATTGTCGTTAGTTGTCATAAGCAAATGATGTATAAGCTGACGTAAGAATGTTGATTTACCTTGCCCTGTACCAGCTGCAATAGTAATCAGCTCACGCTTACGAAGTCCTGCCATCATGTCGTTCAACTTAGCATAAGGCCACGAAGCATCTGGAAGTTGTTTAGGCTTCTTAAGTTGTTCCCAAAGATCCTTACCATTAACGATCCCATCAGGTGTATATGACTCAGCTCTCCACCACTCATTGACAAACTCTTTAGTAGCCCCAGCAATAAGGTAGTCACAAGCATCTTTGTAGCCACTCAAATGCTTCACAATCTTAGCCTTCTGTCCGAACAGTTCAGCCACCTCTTTAGAAGCCTTCTTACCCGGTTCATCAGCATCGAAGCAGATAACAATGTTCTCAAAGCTATTAAGCCACTCATACTGAGCTTTGCAGTCCTTCAGAGCTGCTTGCGCACCATTCCGTATAGAGACACTAGGCCACTGGCTTCCGGTGAGTTGGTAGCCTGCGAGTGCATCGAGCTCCCCTTCGTAGATTGTGACGTACTTCCCTCCTGCATGGAAGAGACCTTGCCCAAACAACCGTGCATTGTGAAAGGTTCCGATAATTGAAAAAGCTTTGTCAGTAACTCTTCGTGTTTTGTAGGCGACAAGGGTTCCACTGTCGTCAGTGTAAGGGTAAAAGTGATTCTGTGCATCTTGTGTAACTCCATATTTCTCACACGTTTGTAAGTTAATACCTCGATCAGGTATTGATTTAATCTGTCCCTTGATTTCTAGCATAGGTTGCTTTCTAGGTTTAACTGCATCTTGCTTGACTGAAAAATCATCAGCATCGTTCTCATGTGCATACGTATGGCATGAAAAGCAATAGGTATGTCCATCGTCATAGTAGCCATTAGCATCTGAGCTGCCACAAGCATCGCAAGCTATGTGTCTGATCAGCTTAGATTCAGGCTTAGGTAGTTTACGTACTATGCTAAGCTTCATCACAGCCTCCGTCTGTTTCATTTAGTACCTTTCTAAGGCCTTCAATGGTCTTTAGAGCTGTTTTATCAGGGTATCCATAGTAGATGTCCCCTCTGAGCTGAAAAGCTGTGAAATCCTCCAGCATGGACAGCGTCTCAGCTAGAGTCTTGAGGCTTGAATCACCTGAGAGTGTGTTAGACGGGAAAGGCCAAGGCTTTTGTGGATCAATATCAGTCATTATGGTTTACTCAGTATCAGTTTAATCATAGTTACGATGAAGACAAATAAAGCCATCATCATGACAGTGGATCATCAATGGGTGAGACATAACTATCCTCACCTAAGCGTTTAATAACGACATCAGTTACATCAGCCATAACTCTGTCACGCCCATTGTTCATGATTAAGTCAGCCATACTGTCAATGACAGACCAATACCAACATTCATACTTAACGACATCAAGTTCACTACTATCATCAATTAACTCAATAGACATAATTATCCTCCTAGGGTTAGTGTCTATAAATTTTAACAGTCCTACTTTAAAGTTACTTTATAAGTAATTATATAAAGGTACTTTAATAGTGTATTTAACTTCTATGTAACTTCTATGGAACATCTTAGTTCCTTTGTAGTTACTTTAAAGTAAGGGTAACATACTTTGTACAGTTTGTCAATAGCCATCTCTGTCTATACTGTCACCAATGTTACAGTCACTGTCTTCATCTTCTACGCTATCGTCAATATCATCCTCTGAGATTAGGTCTCTACGGTCTTTGGTGGGCAGATTAGCGTCTAACTGTACAGTTTTGAAGCATTGCTGACATAGATCAATGAACATACCCGTCACAGCGTGCTTACGTGTAGCTTCAAAGTCAGTCAGTAGTCGATCACAGCATTGACATTTCATATTTATCTATCCTCCAATATCTCGATTAGTTCTAAATCATCAGGGTCATAGCCTAACTCTTGATAGACCTTATCCTCAGCTTCATCTTCACTGGCAGCATAGACCCAAACTGTACGTGTAGGGCTTACTTGATAGCAGTATTCATTCATTATCATGATGTTATTTCCTTTTAAAAGGGTTTACTGTACTCCATGCGGCTATATGTACAGCTTTGCCATCAGCATCATAGCAGAGGCTGTACATTCCATCAATGTGTTTGAACCATAACAACCCAATATGAGTCTTTATAGGTGTCTCCCTAGGGACATCATACAAAGGTTTAGAGGGTTGTTCGATCCAGTCTTTTAAGTCAATTTCTGATAACATACTATTCAAACCCTTAACCAATGTGAAATGAAGGCTTAGAGAGGCCATAGACGGCCTTCAAAGGGCTTTCTAAGTCATGGTCAATGGTCTGTTGTTCAACTAACTCAGCTTTATATGACTTTAAAGCGTCTTGTTCAAGATCTACCCACTGATTGTTAGACAGTACCTCAAATACATCGTTGCCTTCATAAACGACTTTTATGAATTCTACAAAGTCATCATCTAAGTCAATCTCACATGTGACAGTCACTAAAGCCCTACTGTCAGCTAATAAAGTATCAAATTTGAAGTGTTTCATTGTTTAGGTTTCCTTACTATTAAGAGTTTATAAAGATTAGCAGGTTGACCCTCTAATGTGTTGTTATCTGCTAGCCATTCCTGAGCAAAACTGAGCTTGTTGAAGGTGGCAACAACAATCCCTGATGATATTGAGACAATTTTATACATGATCAGTTTTCCTTTGTACGTGTTTAGACAGTAGCCATTTATCACCCAATAGACGTATTGAGCGAATCCATTTAAGCCTATATGAGCGCCTTACGTGCTCAGGGACATCGTATGTCTTGAATAGTTCTCTTGAGTGCTTTAGTAGTTTAGTATTCATTTAAGTATTTCCTTCCGTTGCAAGTTGTTTACATCTAACATTTGCCGCCTTTTTAGCTTCTTTGCGAGTGCTGAAGGTAGCTTTTAAGTTCAAGACTAGGACACCATCCACCCTCTTTGTAATGATGCCGTAGGTTTTACCCTCTTTACACTTAGTGTATGAGTGCCACACAGCGTTATCTTTGAATATGTGCATAGTTACTGTTTCCCTATATAGCTTGGATGTGCATATACTTAGAATAATCCCATGCTTCTAAGTTATCGATTGTTATCTCGCTGTCAGTGCTTCTAGAAGCTTCTCTAAGTGCATCCTGAGAGTCTGTAGCCCCAATCATGATGTAACCGTAACGGCCTCTGTAGCGGTAACTCTTAAGGCCTTGAATGGCAAAAGGTTTATTGTGTACGTCAATCACAGTATGTCCTTAAAAGTTCTGATAGATAAACTTACCGCCAGCAGTTGATCCAATAACAGTTGTGTTATCGCATAAATAATTCATTACTTGCTGAGCTTGTTCCTCATCGTTTTCATTTTCGTCGATGTCGACAGAATAGTCTGAGGCAATGGCTTGCCATGATTGCTCACTGTATTCGCAACAGATAGCGATAACATCTAATTCAATTTCTTCGCCCGTATCTGCCTCGTATGACTCAAAATAATCCCACAATTGCTCTAATCCTTCGCGACTAAAGTTATCAGGACGAATAGCCTCAAAAGCAATTCTAAAATCATAGAAGTTTACAGTTGTTTTCATCATGTTTCCTTAAAAGGTACGCTGTAGCGTGTTATCGTGCGATAGTGCACTGCAAAGCACTCTACCAAAGTGCTTCACGGTATACTGTCTCAGACGTGACACGTCTTACTTAGGCGACTAATATATCGAAGTATGCCAGTGCACCGCAGGTCAGTGCTAGGCCTAATAAGACTGCAGACAAGATGTCATAGAGTGTTTCTTTGCTCATGATGTTTCCTTTGTGCCAAACTTGATGATGAAGTAGCCTACTAGCGTATTGGATCTGTAGCAGATGCCTGCGTCGATCAGGTCTTGAGCGGCGTTCAGCTCCCTGATGCTGTGGTTTCTGATCACTGCGTGCCCGTGCTTGGCAAGGTCTTGCAAGATGTCTTTGATTGTCTCTGTCATGTTTAAAACTCCAAGGTGTTGATTGTGTGTATAGGTAAGGGCGACGGTATCAGGTTACCGAAGCCGTCATCGCAGTAGCTTTGAATGACTGAGCGCGTGATATACACAGAAGGTACAAAGAAGCTCCAAAAACCTAAAAGTGTTTGCATGGTGTTAGTTCCTTAGTTAGTTAGTAGGTCAGCGTGTTTGCTTTCCATGCCTCTATTGTGACATCAAGAACCCTTTCAACTGTCACATTTGCGACAATATTACCATCTTTACAAAACTTTACAATACTGTAAGCTTTGTAAGGTTACATTCGTTTAAACGGCTTTAGAGCGCTTATTTCAGTTTTGCATACTTACCCCTTGGCAAAAGTTACTAACACCACAACTACTACTTATCCACAGTTCTGACTCTTATATAAGACTGAAAGCTGTGTATAACTTTGGCTTTGTAGTGACTTATCCACAGCCTTGTGTATAACTTGTGGATAACTTTGTAGTTAGGGTTTATACTAGGCAGTGCTTCAGGTGTGCCTCAGTAGGTGCTACACTGTCCCTCACACGTACCCAATTGAGAATGATTCTCATTAGCGTTTACCTTCAGAGATACTAAGTGTACATATAGTTATAAAGTATAATCATAAGTGTACTTAGTAGTTTGCCTACAAAGTGACTATATAAGTGAGTACTGACTACAAAGTTACTGGGGGGAGGGTCATGATGATGTAGTTTACTTTTGTGGGAGCCTACAAAGTACACAAAAAAGTAAAACCAGAAAAGAGCCTACAAAGTACACAAAAAAGAATTAATTAGGGACAGATGAACTAAAGCTAAGTCCTTGATATGTAAAGAAAACTTAACATAAACTACAAAGTACCTAAAATGCAGTGTAACGGTATACGGAAGTGTATACAATTAAAGATAACTACAGACACTTTGTAAGGTAAGAAATTAGAGTGTAGACTCTAAAGTGAAAATAAAGTAAGAAATAATTAGACAAACTATTGTAAGTCAAGACTTAGTAGTGTATAATATTCTCTATAGGAAATAATTGTGTTTACTAAGAAGCCTGACCCCACTTCTTAGGTTGACTTCTAAGGCTATTCCGTACACCTTGAAAAGGGAACATAGAAGTTAAATACACTATTAACAGTTACTTATAATATATTACTTATAAAGTAATTAATATTAATAATACTTATATAAGTACTTATAACATTATGTTAATATTTATGTCTATGTAACATTTATGTTAATGTCTTAGTACTATATAGTACTTCACTTACCAGTCTCCTATATAGGACAAAGACAATGGAAACTAAAGATTCAAATGATGTCGTAAAGGTTGTGTCTCCCAAACTACGTGGTAAGGGTAGACCACCTAAGAGTGATTTACAAGCTGTTAAGAATAGAACTAAAAATAAAGTAGGTAGACCTGTAGGTGATGCAGGTAGACTTCAAGAGTTCAAGGAGAGATTGTTAGCTACAGGTGGTACTAGGATCCTTGATAAGATGATCCAGATAGCCTTAGATGATGAACATCCCGGACAGATGGCAGCTATTAAGTTAGCTATGGATAGGATCTTACCAGCATCTGTGTTTGATACAGCTAAGAGTGGTGGTAGTATGCCTCAGATCAGTATTAATATCTCAGGCTTAAACAGTCCAGTTGTGTCTACTAGCGATGAAGTGATAGATGTATGACACAGTTAAACTTCCAACTGCTTAAGTGGCAGCAGAGTGTCTTTAAAGACACCACTCGCTTTAAAGTAGTCGCTGCAGGTCGAAGGTGTGGTAAGTCAAGACTGTCAGCAGTATCGTTACTGATTGAAGGTCTTAACTGTCCAGATGGTTCAGCTGTGATGTACATAGCCCCTACCTTAGGACAAGCTAGAACGATTATGTGGGACTTATTGCACGAGCTAGGTAGGCCTGTGATTAAGTCAAGCCATGTGAACAACTTAGAGATTACTCTGATCAACGGTAAGAAGATCTTAGTACGAGGAGCTGATAATCCTGACTCTTTGCGAGGTGTGTCGTTAGTCTACGTAGTGATGGACGAATGTGCCTTTATCAAGGAAGATGTATGGCAGAAGATCATTCGAGCTTCACTGTCAGATAAGAAGGGTAGAGCTCTATTCATCAGTACTCCTGCAGGCCGCAACTGGCTTTACGATGTATTTAATCTAGGACAGGACAACCGTGACGAAGAGTGGAAGTCATGGCACTTCACAACGCAGGATAACGAGACCATTGATCCTAAAGAGATTGAGGCTGCAAAGCGTACATTGAGTTCCTTTGCATTCAAGCAAGAGTACTTGTCTAGCTTCGATACAGCAGGTGCTGATGTCTTCAAAGAGGAATGGTTTAAGTTAGCTGAAGAACCTCAGTACGGTAGTTACATTGTAGCTATTGACTTAGCAGGTTTTGAAGAGGTAGGTAAGAATGCAGGGGCATCTAAGAAGAGGCTAGACGAGACAGCTATTGCAGTTGTTAAGTTAGAAGATAACGGTAACTGGTGGGTACACAAGATCCAGCACGGTAGGTGGGACATCAGAGAGACTGCAGTTAACATCTTAAAGGTGATCAGAGACTTCCAACCTACAAGTATAGGTATTGAGCGAGGAGCATTGAAGAATGCTGTGTTGCCATACCTGAATGACTTGATGAGGAAGAATAACATCTATGCGCACATACAGGACTTAACTCACGGTAACAGGAAGAAAACTGATAGGGTTGTCTGGAGCTTACAAGGTCGCTTAGAGCACGGAAGGATTACCTTCAATGAGGATGAGGACTGGGGTGAGTTCAGAGATCAGTTAGTTATGTTCCCAACAGCTGGTGTGCATGATGACTTGGTAGATGCTCTCAGTTATATTGACCAGCTTGCCATAGCTTCATACAACGCTGACTACGAAGAAGATGAGTACGAAGTTTTAGACCCTATAAGTGGTTACTAAGGAGATATTATGCCTAATGGTTTGTATGCCAATATTAATGCTAAACGTAAGCGTATAGCTGCAGGTTCAGGCGAGAAGATGAATAAGCCCGGCTCTAAAGCTGCGCCTTCTAAGATGGACTTTATTAACTCAGCTAAGACAGCTAAGACTAAGAAACCTAAAGGTAAGTAACATGAAAGATTCTAGACTTGAGAGAGCTGGTGTAAGTGGTTTTAATAAGCCTAAGAAGACACCTAATCATCCTACTAAGAGTCACGTAGTGGTGGCTAAAGAAGGAGATCAAGTTAAGACTATCAGGTTTGGCCAGCAAGGTGTTACAGGTAGTCCAGATGGTTCAGCTCGTAATGAATCCTTTAAAGCTCGTCACGCTAAGAATATTGCCAAAGGTAAGATGTCAGCGGCCTACTGGGCTAACAAGGTTAAATGGTAACAAAGATGCAATGTCCAATTGAAACACAAGACG